GCGCGTCTGGATCTCCAGATTCATAAGCCGCTTTATAAGCGATTTTAGCTTTGTCTATTTCTGCTGTTACACGCCCTTTAGCCTGATTAACAAGGACGTTTTCACCCTCCGACAAAGATTTGCGTAGGTTGTCATTTTCTTGTTTTATTTGTTCTGCATACCGCAATGCTTCGTCTTGGAGTCTTGCCGCTTCTTCTTTAAGGCGACGTTCTTCATGAAACTCAAACTTTAATTGTTTGATTCGTTTTTGAACACCTTCACTATACTTTTCAACCTCATCGTCGCTTGGAACTTGCGGTTCAACGTTTTCAGCACGTCGAGGTTTACCTTTATCTTCTTCAGGTGTGTCGTCAACGACTTCTATTTCAAAACCGTCATCCTCTTGTTCCGTTTTAGGTTTTGCAGACTCAATAGCTTCTGCTACTGTCTCTTCTTCAAACTCTGTTTGTTGTTCAGCTACTTGGTTCATATTCTTGTGTACCCCCTTGGATCATCAACTACTGCTTCCACAGTATCATCGTTAATAAGTCTAAACTCTTTCCCATGAATTTTAAATCTAGTGCCAGAATAAGATCTGAAGATAACAAAATCTCCTTCTTTGCAATATGGCCCATGTGGGAATTTGTCTTTGTCTGCGTAGGCATCTGGGCCTAGCTTCATAGCAAAACCAATAATTGAAGCTGTTTCTTCTGCGGCCTTGAGGCCATCTGGCATAAATACGCCACCTTCGGTTTTGTCGCTGACTTCTGGTACACCAATAAGAATCTTATATCCTTGTGGTTCTGGTAATTTAGAGGCTACCTTCTCTTCTGTTTCTTTATTTCCTGTATACATTCCAATACCTTGCAGTGATTTAAAGGTTCACAGTCACCTTGCGTGGACACCCCACGAAGTCTCTATGTGTGTTACGTTACATCAAAAAATATCATTCTTCAATATATCTCTTCTCAATATCGTTAATATCTTGTTTGACATACTGAAGCGCCTCGTACCGTCCTACGATACGATTATACTTCTCCATGTCTTCAACTTGACCAGACGCTAGATATATCTTTATATCTTCCTCGTACTCGTCAATCTTACGCTGTATTAGCGTGAAGTAAGTGTCAGCCATCCCCTTTTGTAAGCTCCTTCGCTATTTCAATCCCCAGTTTTGCGCCCTCTTTCTGATCGTCACGTTGTGCCTTATCCAGATCAGTAGCGAGCTTGACACCGAGACGTGCACCCTCACGTTGGTTCTCGGCAGCAATACGTTCAGCATCTAATTTTAATTTAGCTGCGTCCATCTGCATTTTATGTTGCAACTCTTGTTGCTTTATTTGTAGTTCTGCCTGTTGCATTTGTACAACAGGATCTTGCTGTTGTTGTGCAATTTGCTCTTGTTGAGCCTCTGCTTGGTCTTTCTGCAACAGTTTTTCTGCTGCTTCTTTTGCGAGTCTTGAGATCTCCACCTCTATATCTTCTGGTAGTGGCTGATCTTCGTTTGGCATTTCAACACCAAGCATTTTTTCCATCTCACGTCTGTATTGGAATGCAACGTGTTCTGTAACATGCGCCGCCATTGCATTGCCAATAGCCTGTGCAAACGGTGATTGTCCCACAAGCTCTCGTAATTTAGGATCTTGCATCGCTGCCATATGTACAGCTATGTGTGCTTCATGATCTTGATACTTAAACGCCTTTACTGGCTCTTGTTTAAGCATCATCATGTTTTCTGTAACAGGATCGGCGGGCTTTATGTCATCAGGCAATTTGATGATGTCGCTTGCATCCTGTATCCCCAACACTTCTAGCATCTGACGATGCAGCTTCCCCATGTCGTACAATTGAGGAGCCTGTTGAGAAAGCTGCAACGCCGCCTGATACTGCATAATCCTTTGGGACATTGTAGCAGCATTGGGATCTGAGACGGGTATAACGTCCACTCGTGCGTCAAAATCTCTTTGCCTATCAAAGTCACCGTCCATCTCGTAAGCGTACTCTGCGGGCATGTAATCGCGTATAATGCGGGCTAGTAGACGTAACTCGTTCTTCATAGCTGCATGCATGCGAGCCTGCACACCAGACATAACTTTCATACTACGTTCAAGCAAAGCAAGTGTTGTGCCTACAGGTGCTTGAGCATTCATGTCTCCAACCTGTATATCTGCAACTGAGCCTATCCTTCGTCCCTCTTCGACAATGTTGCCAAGTAACGAGTAGAGAACTCCTGATGGCTCTTTGTAAGGGATGAACGTAATTGAATCCCGTATCGCACCACCTGGAACATCCACGTCCCTGAACTCACCTGGCATAAGAGGGGTGTCGTCACCTTTAATGCGGAGACCGCGAGCTTTAAGACCCGCAGGCAAATTAGACAATGTGCCCGCATCAATAAGTTGACGAAGGATTGACGTTGCTGACTTAGCCAATCCACCGATGAGATGTATAAGACCTGTGCCGTAGAAACCCAACCCAGGTAGGTATTTGTAATGTACAAAGTGTAATCTTTTCTTTTTCTTTTTGTCATTTTCATACCAATTTCTTCTAATCGCTAGTATCTCACGAGAGGACTTGTCAATCGTGATGACATAAGGTCGAGCTATCCCATCAGGATCATCAAACTCTTCTGGCATGTTCATAGTGACGTGCATCTCTAAAATAGTATGGCGGTCATCATCTTCTATGACTGCGCTCTCACCATCAAGCTCATCATACTTCTCTTGAATGTCTGAGAAGTCTGGCTCTGGTTCAGGAAGATCTACTTCTTTGTAAAATCCTGCCACCTGTAGTTCTAGAATTTCGTTAGCTGTTTTCTTCATGATGTGCGTGTATCTAGGGCAGGAAGCTAGATCTGATGCACCATAGGAAGCAACGAAGTCTTCTGCGGGGACAAACATAGCTACAGGTCTATCCTCTAACGGATCATAGTAAACCTTTTTGAAAGCAGAACCTGCAAGCGGTAGCTTGAAAAGCATTTGTTCTGTCTCATCACGGTATTCCGTCATCTCTTCAGTCAGAAGATAGTTCATCTCTGTCTGGATTCTGTCAGCTTGATCTGTTTTTTCTGGGGTTAACTTGCCCATAATCTTGGTTCTTACTGGCCCAGACGCAGGGAATAACTCGCCCATTGCCTGTGCCTGAAACCTAACAACGGCCTCTGTAAGAACTGGATGGAACACTCCAGATGCCCCTTGCCACGGTTGGCTACGTTCTTCTATCTTCATCCCAAGAAGATCTAATCCCTTAACGTAGGCTCTTGCCCAGTCTTTTCTAGACTCACGATCAGAACTAAACTCTCCTACAAGTTCAGACGCCATTGATTGTAATACAGCTTCATCGATAAACTCTGCTAGGTTTGCATCATGATCTGGACCTGCAATACTTTCGGTCAGGTCTCCTTCAAAATCTATGATTACTCCCCCATCATCAGTGTTAATAGCTACCGCATCTGGGTTTACTATCTCTACTTCAACATCGGCTGCATCTGTGCCTTCGATGTCTAAATCTGATGGCTCCATCTGTTTTTCGATAGCCATTATGGTCTCCTAAATGTGTACACAATTTGATTGTAGCAGATATTACTACCATACGTCTAGTGGCGAAGCAGATCTCTGGGTGGGGGTATCTGCTCCGCCATGAAGCGTAAAAAGGGAGAATACGCCTCAACTCATACTATAACAAGAAAAAGGGGCCGCAAAGACCCCTTAGTTGGGAGGAGCAAAAAATGAAAAAACCATCTTTATATTTGCAGCGTAACACAAAGATGTGTAATCTGTAAAGAAAAGGAAGCGTTATGGAAATTTCTATGCCAATGATATGGAATATTGTTGTTACGTTAATCGTAGCACCTATGGCATGGTGGATTAGCCAAATGAATAGTGAGCTAAAACGACTCAACATCTTGTTAAACATGACCCGTGAGAACTATATTAAGCGTGAAGATCATCAATCAGAGCTGTCTAGGGTGGTAGACCATCTGGTTAGATTAGAAGGAAAAATAGACAAACTAGCAGAAAAGGTCTGAGTGCAGGGAGACGTTCAGGTGGGGTGTAACCATCGATCCAGTAAGTTGTGTGGCTTTAGCGACAGGGGCGTATAAGACTTTACGTGCGGCTATAAGTACGGGTAAAGATATCCAAGATATGACGGGAACTTTGAGTCAGTGGGGCAAAGCTTTTTCTGACTTCTCCAACCTAGAAGAACGTGAGAAGAATCCACCTTGGTGGAAACAGACTTTTAAAGGATCTGACGAAGAGACGGCTTTAGAAATCTTTGCCAACAAAAAGAAGATGGAGCAAATGCGGACTGAGATAAAAGACCATATCAGCTTCACCTATGGCCCTAGTGCTTGGAAAGAAGTTCTAGCTATTGAGGCAAGGATGCGTAAACAACGCAAGGATGAGCTATACAAAAAGCAAGAACGTATAGATGCTATGATTAACTTTGCTATTGGAGCGGTTATATTCTGCATTGGTGGCGGACTTTTATTTTTACTTTTTTATATTTTGGGTAAATGGCAGGGACGTTGGTAATGTGGGTTTTACTATGGTTACAGGTAGTCAGCGGAAGTTTTGACCATTACCATGTGGGTAGCTACTCAAGTGAGGAAGCTTGTAAAGAAGCACAAAAAGAAGCTAAAGTTTTAGTCACAAACCAGAACTCCAAGGTTGTGTGTATTAAAATAGAGCGTTGAAGATAATGGAAACGAAACATCACCGATGGGTGGTGTATGATGACACAGGTAAAGTTGTTGTCCTGTGTAGAGACAGACGTATAGCAATTAGATTTGCTAGTAGTACTCGCGCTTATGGTAATAAGGAGCCTCATCCTCCCACTCATCAGTCGGAAGACGAATAAATCCACCCTGACGAAAGCGCAATAACGCCATAACCGTGCTATCAACAAGGTCATCGTTAGACATAAACGGGAATCCCGCTATTTCTTCGACCAACTCATCAGCCCAACGGGTGGATGGAACCCATGCCATACCCGATGCAATGATATCTGCCACAGAATTAAGCCTTGCAAGCTTGTCACCCGTGCCACGGTGGGGTGTATACTCTTGCACAGGCAGTCCCATACGCCTCATTTCCTGATAAATCGCCGTACCTGCGGACTTTTTCTCCACAATAAACGCATCTGGCTCCCATTTTGTGTACTCATCCATAGAAAGCTGCTTCAATTCTGGAAATTCTAGCCGTTTTTTGATAGAATCTAGCAAAATTAGGTGGTGTGCGTTCTCTTCTTCGTTAAAAAACACGCCCCACGTGGTCAATGCGGTGTAATCGGCGCGATTATGCTTTTCTGCGGCTGCATCAAGCGACATAATCACATATTCTACGTGCGGAGGTTGGTCATGAGGCCATATTCCCCACCATTCTCGCTTAACTATCGATGCTTCCTCGGCTGTAGGCTTCTGTTGATACTGTGAGTTCCACTGAAATGCAGGCATAGAGGCTTTTGTGCGCTCCAAAGCCGCCAAATCAAAGAACTCAGGCCACAACGGCTTCATTATTGGCTTACCATCAGCGTCTTCAGCGTCCAAGAGAGCGGGAAACTCTACGATTTCGTACTGATCCGCCAGTTCATTCTTTATCATATCGTTGGTCACACGTCCCGTAAGGTCATCCATGTGCCAACGTGTCTGT